GTTCGGGACGCCCGTGCTGGGCAAGAGCTACTACCTCTTCGTCGGCGGTCAACTGACGGTCCCGTCCCACCTGGACAAGATCCTCGGCGCGCTGTCCGACCGCGGCGTCACGCCCGACCTCGCCGGGCCCGCGCTCTACGTCACGCCGCTCAAGGCGTCGAAGGAGGAGTGGGAGGCGACCGGCGCGGTGCCGTCGCAGGAGGAGCTTCGGGATAGCTGCTTCGCGCGGCTGAAGGAGATCGGTGCGATGGGCACGGTCAACCGCGAGGGGAACTTCGTGAATCAGGGGCCGCTGTTGCAGCACTACTCGCTCAACCTCCGACACGGTGTCCGCTACTTCGCCTGCTACGAGGCCGGGCAGTCGCTCATCGCCGGGGCCCATCCCTGGCGCAAGGCGGCGCTCGAGGCCCAGCCGACGGTTTGGATGGGCGACCTGTACCGCGAGATCCGCCGCACCGCCGAGGCCGCGGGCGTGGACCTGCTCTGCTGGTACTCGGCGATGACGAACCAGGCGCCGAACGACTCGCGCGTGGATGTGTTCGGGCTGCTCGAGGGCGACCTGAGCATTCCGCTGCTGCCGAAGGCCCGAGGCGCCCGAGGGGATCTGTCGTGATCGAAGCGTTTGACTCTGAAGGCTACAAAATCGTCGAAGTCTATGACACCTTTGAAGGCATGATAGGCTACGATTTTCTGCGCCAACATAGAGACCCCTACGGCACGAAATACTGGGTGGTGGTAAAAACACTGCGCAACAACCCTACGGCGGTCGAGGATGTGTTTTGGTGGCGTGTTCTAAAGAGTCTGCCGAAGGCCCGAGGCGCCCGGGGGGATCTGCTGTGATGCACCCCTTCGACAAGGCCGTGGAAGAAGGCCGTGCGGCGGCGAAGACCCGAGAGCAGCAGGAGCGCTGCGACCACAGTTTCCGTCGGATCGAGCAACTGCGCCTGTGGCGGTGCCTCCGGTGCGGAGCGGAGATGACGGACCGTCAGGTCTGGTCGAACAGCGCGCGTCGGGCGTGGGACCGCGCGCGGTCCCGACTGGGGTGACGGGGCCTCGCTCCCGTCACAGCCGGATGCGCGCCGTCTTCTTCTCCGGCCCCTCTTCGTCCGCGTTGTCTTGGACGTAGGTGTCGAGCGTCGCGCGCGCGAGCTGGTCCATGCGCTCCGCCGCGCCTTCAGCGAGCTGGTCGAAGAACGGGTGCGCTCCGGCCGGGCCCACCGAGCGCAGCACGAACATGAAGGGCGGCAGGCCGCGCTGGGCGTTCTCCTCGTTGCGCTCGAGCCCCTCCTGGTACTCGTCGCGCGTCAGGTGCCGCACGTCCTCCAGCGTCACCGGGTAGCCGTCGGCGATGCGAGGGTCGTCCTCAGGGTTCGCGAAGTAGATCAGGAACTTCCCGCTCGGCGCCTCGAAGCCCGGCCGTCCGTCGTGGTAGTAGACCGCCCAGAAGTGCGGGATGAACAGCCGCGCCAGGCCGTCGGGCTCGACGATCAGGCGCACCGCCTCGCGCAGCGTAGCCGATTGGATCAGCGCCCGCACGGCCTCGAGCTCCTCCGTTCCGTAGTAGAACAGGAGCTCCTCGAGCATGTCCTCGGGAAAGAGCGCCATCAGTGCACGAAGCGCTCGCCGTTCACGCAGACGATGAGCAGGTGCCAGTGGCCCTGCGTGCCCTTGAGGAAGATCGCTTCCTTGACCTGCACGGCTACGACCTTGTGAACTTCGGGTCGCCCTTCTTGCGGTCGCTCGCGCCGTCCAGCAGTCCGTCCTCGGGGTTGCGGCCCGAGCCCGCGATCGGCTCCTTCATGCGCGCCATCGTGTCCTGCGCGCCGAGCGTCATGCCGTCGAGCACCGTCTTGAAGCCGTTGCCCGGCTCGACGTAGATCGGCGCCCCGGTCTCGTCCTTCGGCGTGCCCGCCATCCCAGTCATCGGGTCCTTCTCGCCCTTCGAGAACTTCGTCCCGAGGAACTGCTCCTTCGTCAGCGTCACGCTCTTCCCTTCCGGCGAGGCGAGCTTCACACCCGAGCCCAGCGTGTTCGCGAGCGTCCGGCTGAACGTCCGCTGGATCTGGCCGAGCTTGCGCTTCTGGAAGAGGAGCAGCGCATTCGGGCCCTCGTTGGCCGCGCCGATCTTGCCGGGCAGGAGGATGTTCGCGAGCAGCGGCGGGACGCCGTGCGCGGTGGCGATCAGCATGGCGAGGCCGCCCGCCTTGTCGGAGAAGTCCTCCGTTTTCCCTTCCATCGCCAGCTTGTCCACCTGGATCTGCACGTCGGCCGGGCTGCCCGGGATGCGAATAGCCATCGACTTGTGCGAGTTGCCGAGGCCCTGATGCTGCTTGAACATCGCCTCGATCTTCTCCCAGTCCTTCGAGTTCATGCTGCCGCCGATGACCGTCAACAGCAGCTCCGGCACGCCCCGGTTGAAGTGGAAGTCGAACTGGTGGCGCAGGAGGCACTGGAAGAGCTCGACCGCAGGCGTCGCCGCCACCCAGTCGGGGTAGCCCATGTACGGGTCGCGCGAGCTCGCCATGCGGAAGTGGATCACCTCGGAGTTCACGATGCGCCCGCCGGTCGGCGCCGAGATCGCGCCCGCGCGCGTCCCGATCAGGTCGTTGCGCACCATGCCGCCCTTGTCGCCGTAGCGCGCCTTCAGCGCGAGCAGGTCTCCCCACGCGGCCATCGCCACCGTCTCGCGCGTCGCCGTGCCGCTCGTGACTTGGTAGTGGATCGTCTCCGAGTCGTTCTCGACCTCGACGACGACGTGCACGTCCGCGCCGTCGAGCTGGTGGATGCCGCGGATCTCGGTGCGCTTCTCGTCCCAGACGACCTCGATGAAGCCCTCCCCGTGATCCACGAAGTCGTCGCCCGCCGAGTCCAGCACGTCCTGCCAGCCGAAGCGGCAGAGCGGGTCGAGGGCGTCGTAGATCGCCATGTCCCGGTGCCCCATCCCCACGCTCGAGGCGCGCTTCGCGTCGAGGCAGATGGAGTGCGTGGCGTTCAGGTCGCGCCAGGTGCGGGCCGCGGTCTTGTCGATCAAGTGGGCGCGCGCGCCCACGGGCGTGCCGGTGTTCGACTGCGCCGACTCGTCGCGCACCGCCTTCAGCAGCGACAGGAGCGAGCCGGACCCGGCGACCTGGCTGAAGATGTCGATGGAGGGCCGCTCGATGCGGAACGCGGAGGACTCGGGGGCCGGGGAGGCGTCGGTCATGGTTTTCGGGGTTTCTGCTTGCCGCTCTCGGGGGACCCATGTAGCCTACAAGCTAGACCCCACTCCGAGGTAGCGGAATCTCGGAAGAACCCCGTCCGCCCCCACACTCCGCTGATGCTCCCCTTCCTGTCGGCCGCCCTGCGGGCCGTCCAGGGCCTCGTCCCTGGGCGGAGCTTCGTCCTTTCCAAGGCCCAGCGGACGCGCATCGTCAAGGCGGAGGTGAAGCGCTTGGCGCTCTGCCGCCGGGGCAAGAACGGCCTCAGCACCCTCTACAAGGCCGACGGCACCTTCGAGCTGTCCACGCTCGTGAAGTCGCTGGACGAGGGCACCCTGCTCGCCGTGGCCTACGCCCCGGAGCGGCCGGACGCCGACGGCCACCTGGCCTCCGCCGAGGCCATCGCGGGCATGGCCCACAGCTTCATGCGCAACGGAGCCAAGCTGGACCTCGAGCACGACGGCAAGGTCCTCAGCCCGGCCGACGCCTACGTCGCCGAGTGCTTCACCGTCCAGAAGTCGGACGAGCGCTTCCACGGCTGGAAGACCTACGACGGCGCCGATGCTGGCGACCTCACGGGCGCCTGGGCCGTCCAACTCCGCATCGACAACCCCAAGCTCCGCGAGGCCTACCGCCGCGGGGAGTGGGATGGCGTCAGTCTGTTCGGCGTCGGCGAGGGCGTCCCCGAACAGGTCATCACCAAGTCCAGCCCTCAAGAAGAACCCACGATGACCCCCGAACAGTTCAAGCAACTGCTGGACGGCCTGGCCTCGCTGAAGACCGACCTGGTCAAGAGCGTCGCCGAGCTCGTCAAGCCCGTCGAGCCGAAGACGGAAGAGCCCGCCGCCGAGGCCGCTCCGACGTTCTCCGGCGACCCCCTCAACCCGGCCGACCTCGAGACCTTCGAGAAGTCGCTGCGCGCCTACGAGTTCCGCAAGGCCGTCGCCAGCGGCAAGATCACGCCGGAGAAGCTGGTCGAGATGCGCAAGGCGCTCTCCGAGCCGAGCGTCACGGACGCCGAAGCGGGCGTCGAGAAGACCGACAGTGCCGAAGTGCGCGAGCTGAAGCTCAAGCTCTTCAAGGCCCAGAAGGGCTCGAACGCCGGGGTCAAGGCGCCCGCGCCGGGCGAGAAGTCCCAGTCCGAACTCGACGTGGCCGAAGGCCTCGAGCTGGCGAAGGCCATCTCGGGCGAGTCCAAGGCGCCCAGCTTCGCCTGGCGCGTCCACTGATCCAGCACACCCCCACAGGAGAACACCCACATGGCTATCATCCCCGACTCCCTCGTTGGCGCGTCCGTCTCGCAGCGCGCCACGCTCCGCGCCTACCCGCGCGAAGACGGCATCATCCGTGCGACCCTCGCCCAGTTCGGCTCCGCGGCCGACCTCGGCCACCTCACCCCTCTGTTCTACGACGACGCGAACTCCGAGTGGGACGTGTGGGCGGGCCAGTCGAACGAGGTGAACACCATCACCGCGAACGCGACCCCCGGCACGGGCGGCACCTTCACCCTCACGGTGGCGGGCCAAACCACGGCGGCCATCGCCTTCGACGCCACCGCGGCGCAGGTTCAGGCGGCCCTCGAGGCCCTCTCGAACGTCGCTCCGGGGGACGTGGTCGCTGTCCAGACGAGCGGCGCGGACCTCGGCGACGCCAGCGCGGTCGTCACCCTGACCTGGGGCGGCGCCTACGCGGGCCAGAACGTCGCCATCACGGCCGACATGACCGGCATCACCGGCAACGACCACGTCCTCGCGACTTCCACGCAGGGCGGCTTGGATGCCTCCGACGGCTCGGACATCGACGGCTTCCTCTGGTCGCCCGAGGCGGACCTCGCGGTCAGCACGAGCGGCCAGCTCATCGTCAACGTCTTCGTGCGCGGCCTCATCCACCGCGACGACATCCCCGTCCCGTCCGGCGAGTCGCAAGCCGACCTCGACGAGGCGCTGCTCGGCAGCTCCCTCCGCGAGAAGGGCATCGACGTGCAGGGCATCGTGGGCTTCCACTGAGCCGAACCTGAACCCCCTACCACAAGAGAGAACCCCACATGCCCTCCAGTGCCGACATCCTCAGCCCGGTGTCCCTCACCGCGGCCGTCAACGAGATCCGGTCTCCGCTCTCGTTCCTCAAGAACAGCTTTTACTCCCGCGAGGAGACGAAGCCGACGGTGGACATCGAACTGTCCACGATCCGCGACGGCCGCAGCATGGCCCCCTTCGTCAAGCGCGACGGGGCGGGCATCATGGTGGACGGCGACAGCGAAGACTTCCGCACGGTGAAGCCCGCGCACATCCGCATCAAGCGGCCGATGTCCCCGTCGGACCTGCTCGACAAGCGGCGCGCTGGCTTCGGCATCCACATGGACGCCTCCGGCATGAACGCCCAGATGCGCGCCTACATGGCTCGCGAGATGAGCGGCATGATGCGGAAGATCGCCAACGCCGAGGAGTACCTGGCTGCCCAGGCCCTTCGCGGTGTGGTGAGCTACGAGTCCGAGGACGGCGTCTCGTTCGAGATCGACATGGGCCGCGACGCGGCGCTGACGGTCACGAAGACGGGCACCGACCTCTGGACCAACGCGGCCTCGAAGCCGCGTGAGCACTTCCTCGAGGCGGCCGAGCTCATCAACGACGCCTCCGAAGGCTCCGTCACGGACGTGGTCCTCGGGGCCAACGCGCGAGATGCCTTCCTGTCGAACGCGCAGGTCCTCGCGCAGTTCGTCTACCGCGGCGAGAACGTCCGTCAGGGGCAGGTGGACCTGACCTCGCAGTTCCGTGACGACGGCGCGCTGCTGCTCGGCACCTGGGTGCACGGCATCCGCGTGTGGAGCTACGCCCGCCAGGTCACGCTGCCCGACGGCTCGGTCTACGACCTGATCCGCCCCGACTACGCCGAGTTCATCTGGAACTCCCCGGAAGCCGACCGCCTGTTCTACTACGGCGGCATCCGCGACATGAAGGCGATCGGCGCGGGCCGCGTGCTCGAGGCCAAGCGCTTCTCGAAGTCGTGGGAAGTCGAAGACCCCTCGGCCCGGATGCTCCTGATCGAGTCGAACCCGCTGCCGTTCAACCGGCGCCCCGACACGAGCGTGTCGATGAAGGTCGTCTAGTCCTCGGACTGACCTTCCTTTCCCTGGCCGGGAGTCTCGCGCGGCTCCCGGCCAGTGTTCCCACCGCGCGGAGGCACCACCCCATGCTCATCGTCAAGACCGGCACCCTCCACCTCAGCGACGGCACGCGCCGCGGCCTGCGCGTCGGCCCTGGCCAGCCCGTGCCCGAGGGGCGCCTCGACGCCGCCGAGATCGAAGCCCTGCTGGCCGACGGCATCCTGGCCTACGACACCCCGGCCGACGCGGCGCAGACCGAGGCCTCGCTCGTCTCGAAGGGTCGGTGGTGCAAGGACCCGGCGACGCTGGCCGGGAAGACCACCGCCGAGCTGCGCATCCTCGCGCTCGAGATCGACCCGGAAGTCGAGGTCGCCGAGATGAGCCACGACGATCTGCTCGCGCTGCTCACGGCCGACTTCTCGCTGGCCTTCCGCGAGGACCCCGCCGCCCCTGCGACCGACAAGGTCCGCCCGCCCGACGCGAAGGTGGCGCGCGCTCGCGCCAAGGCGCAGGGGTAGTCCGTGGCCCTCTTCGCCACGTCCGACGCCTGGATCAAGGCCCGCCTGCGACTGTCGGCGGTGCCGGATTCGTCCACGGACACCCTCGCGATCATCGACGAGGCCATCCTGAAGGCACGGCTCGAGTTCTACCGGCGTCTCGGACGCACGCAGGTCGGCAACCTGCTCGACACCGCCGAGGTCGCGGAGCCGACCACGGACGACGAGGTGCGCCGCTCGATGGCGAGCCTCACCGAGGTCAAGCTCGTGCGCGTCTACCTGCTGCGCGAGCTGCCCAACGCCTTCATGGACGCCTCGGGCGACCTGAACCGGCGCTGGAATGAGGAGGCGCCCTTCCGCGAGCGCCCGCGCTCCGACCGCGAGCGCGAGATCCTCCGCCTGCTCGACGAGATCGAGCAGGACATGCAAATCCTGGCGGAGTCCGGCGACGAGAGCCCCGGCAACGAGCTCACGATCTTCGGCTTCGACGGCACTCCCGACTTCACCCCACCCCTGCCGGGCGATTCCATGCTCGGCTTCCCCGACCGCTCTTCCGCAGAGGACTAGACCCAATGGCGAACGCGCTCTACACGACCTTCAAGAACAACCTCCTCTCGCTGGCCGCGACCGGCGTGGACTTCGATGCCCCGGACGACATCCGCGTGATCCTCGTGGACACGGCCGACTACACGGTCAACCTCGCGACGCACGACTTCCTCGACGACGTGCCGGGCGCGGCGCGCGTGGCGGTGTCGGGCAACATCTCGACGACCCTGTCGGGCAACGTCGTGGACGGCTCGGACGTGACCTTCTCGGCCGTCACGGGCGACCCCTCGGAAGCCCTCGTGATCTACAAGCACACGGGCGTGGAGGGCACCTCGCGTCTGATCGCCTACATCGACACGGCGACGGGCCTTCCGGTGACGCCGAACGGCGGCGACATCACCGTGACCTGGGACAACGGCGCCAACAAAATCTTCGCGCTGTAGGTCGTGCTCGCGGCGCTCCTGCTCCTCGTCGCGCAAGCGCAGGCGCCCAAGCGGCTGCCCGAGCCTTCGTCGGCCGTGGTCATCGTCCTCGACGACGTGGCCGCGGCCGACCTCGCGCTCTACGGCGGGCCGGTGGCGACGCCGTACATGGCGGCACTCGCGAGCCAGGGCGTGACGTTCACCCGCGCCTACGCCATGCCGACGTGCGCGCCGACGCGCCGCGTGATGCAGACGGGTCACTGGTGGTCAACTGGAACCGGCAACCCGTGTGAGCCCCCGACCGCGCACTGGCCGACGCTCGACGAGGTGTTCATCCCCGAGGCGCTGCCGGGCCATCAGAGCGCCATGCTCGGGAAGTGGCACCTCGGCGGCGACCCCTTCGGCGGCGGGCCCGCGTGCGCGCCGCAGGCGCACGGTTACGACTTCTTCGTCGCTGGGCAGCCGTCCAACGTGAACGAGTGCGGCGGCTCGAGCTTCTTCAACTGGACGCGCCTCGACAACTGTGTGCAGACCAATTCGCACGAGTATGAGCCGCGCGCCGTGCGCGACGCCTTCCGGGCCGGGTGGCTCGGCTCGAGCGGGCCGCGCTTCGCGATGGTCTGCCCGAACCTCGCGCACGCGCCGTTTCACCCGCCGCCTGTGGACCTGCTCCCGCCGGGCTATCCACCGCCCACCACCGCGCGCACCATGTACGAGGCGATGATCCGAGCACAGGACACGCTCATCGGCCAGATGCTCGCGGGCATCTCGCTCAAGGACACGCTCATCATCGTCGTGGGAGATAACGGTACGCCGCCGCAAGTCGCGCCCGATCGGAACAAGGCCAAGGGCTCGGTGTTCGAGCGCGGCGTGCGCGTGCCCCTCATCATCGCGGGCGGGCCGACGGTCGCGCCGGGGCGCTCCAGTGACGCCTTCGTGCACGCCATCGACATCTACGCCACTGTGATCGACGCCCTGGGCGGCACCGTGCCGAGCACGAGTGGGCCGTACCCGGTCGCGAGCGTCTCGCTCGTGCCGCTGCTCAAGGACGCGGCTTCTCCTTTCGTGCCGCGGGAACACCTCTTCCTGGCTACCCGGTGGGGCACCGACGAGGGAGAGATCGGCGCTGTCTCCCGCAGCGGCATCAAGCTGCGGCAACTCGACACGACCGGCGACAAGGTCGCTGACGCGGAGGAACTCTACGACCTGAGTTCCGATCCGAACGAGACGGTCAACCTGATCGCGGACCCGGCCTACGCTCTTGAGTTGGCCGACCTGCGCGCCTACATCGCGGCCTCGGTTCTGCCGTAACCCCATGTGCCGAAGGTTCGCACCTTCTCAAGGGCGCCGATGGGCCTGAACTACGGCTTCCGCATCGTCCCGTTCACCTGCAACACCTCGACGGGTACGCAGGCGATCACGATTTCCTCGAGCGCGCCCGGCAAGACGCCGAAGGCGGCGGTGCTTATTGTCTCGGGCGCGACGGCTCTCGACACCATCACCCAAACGGCTCGAGTCTCTGTCGGGCTGTGCGATGCGACGCGGCAGTTCTGTGGCGCGGCCTCGGCTGAGGACGCTGCGATCCCTTCGGCTGCCAATACGGGCACAGCCGCGGACAACGCCGCGCTTGTGCGAATCCCGAACGCATCTCTAAGCGCCTCGGACGCAACCGCCGTCTTCAGTTCGTTCTCGACGGACACGCTGACGATCAACTGGACGGATGCCCCGTCCTCAGCATTTTTGGGCTGGGCGATCCTTTTCTACGGCGATGATCTGCAAGCCTATGTAGGCAGCAAGGCCGCGACGGCAGCACAGGATGCCAACGATACCGTCACGGACCCGGGCTTTGTGCCGGACGGCCTGATCGCCATGCATGTTGGGCAGGCGTTTTCGAGTGGGGGAACTACCGTCGAAGCGCAACTCGTCATAGGCTTCGCGGGTCGAGCCCCTTCGATCACTCAATCGTGTGCGGCAGTCTGCGCCGAGGACGCCGAATCTCCGACTTCATCCGGTGTGGTCGCGCGCAACGACATGCTGCTCACCAGCATCACGTCGTCGGCGGGCACGGTCACGGCCGGAGCGCGACTGGAGCTTGCGTCGTTCGACACGAACGGATTTACCGTCACCAAGCGCAACAGCTCGGCCACGGTGAACTTTGCCTACCTGGCGTTCAGGATTGCCGGGCGATCGGTCTACGCAGGGGGCATTACCGTCACGGCAGGTTCCACCGGGAACAAGTCCACTACCGCTCCGGGATTCCGGCCGGGCGGGTTCATGCTGGCGTCTGTCCGTACTGCCAGCTTCGGGACGATCAACTCGGGACAGGGGGGTTTGAGCTTCGGCGCGTACTCAGGGTCGGAAACGGCCAGCGTCGCGTTCAACGCTCGAGACAACCAAACCGGAACGTCGGATGCGCACAGCGGGTGCTCTTCAAGCGACATTGTCGGGCTGATCCAGGACACAACCTACGACTGGAAAGCCACCGCGACGAGCCTGGACGCGACCGGGTGGACGATCAACGTCAACGATACCTCCTCTGGAGGAGGAGATCGCACACTTGCTACGTTGGCGCTCGCGGCCCCGCCGCAGGACATCGCGCCGTCGGGCATCGCTACCGCCACGGTCTTCGGCACCGCCGTGGTGGGTCGCGGCGCGCGCAACATCAGCGCGACCGGCATCGCGTCCACGACGGCCTTCGGCACCGCCACCGTCGCGCGGGGAGCCGTCACCGTCGCCCCGACGGGCATCGCGTCCACGACGGCCTTCGGCACCGCCACCGTCGCTGCGGGGGCCGTCACCGTCGCCCCGACGGGCATCGCCAGCGCCACGGCCTTCGGCACCGCCACCGTCGCTGCGG